TCTGCTTCTACCTCCCCCCCCACAGGGGTCAGATAGAAATTGCCGGGTGTCGCCCGGCGGATTCTACGGTGCAAAATATCGGTTACGGTCAGTTCAGTATTCAAAAGCTCCTTTGCAAGATCGATCAACTCGCAAAGAGGCGTGCGATGACTAAAGGCCTTTCTAGCTGGAATATCCACAGTACGGTGGGGATCCCTAGAAAGACACGTGAAGAACGCCAACATCCCCTCAGACGGCACAAAGTTCACTGCAATGCGGTGATCCTCGTGAAAGACGTCGAGGGAGTGGTCGAACCACGTGGAGACAAGGTGAAGCGGCCTAGGCCGCAACCCGAAGGTTGGACGTCTGCGATTGACGACGGCGAAGTCAAGCAACCACCTAAGATTGTTACTCATGTAACTGTAATCGAAGGTGGAGGACCAGACCTCAAACGCCTGAAGAAGACGTCCATCTCCTTGTCTACCAATAGTCAGTGCCAACTTATCAGGCACATACTGAATGGACTGTTTGGTCAAGGCAGACATTCTTCGGCGGTTGGGCTGTTCTTGGAACCTTGCGCCATAGACTCTAGCACCACGAATGGAATACAAGGCCTCTGCTTGGGAGACCTGTCCAAACGTGGCGATCCCATAGAGCTCACCAGCTTTAGGATCGTTGCGAACTCGTTCCTTGACGAAGTCAGGGACATCATAGTTCACAATGTTCGAGTCTACAAAGTTCTTAGAAACAGACGTGTAGCTATCAACCATCATCCTGCTGCCTTTATCGACGGGTTTCGCTGGAGCGAACAAAGACTTTGCAAAATTGAGCCTTCGAACGGGGTCATCACCCCGAAGAATCTGGTAAAGTCCGGCCCTCGTGAGGAATCCGACGCCATGCAAACCCTTGGATGGATGATTCAATCCACCAAGGGAACTCGGAAGATCGGGAATATGTCCTTTCTTCTGAGCGCATGCTCGGATATCTCTCCACAGGGTCCGGAAGACTCTTCGTGTTCGTGCCCAATTTTGGCGGAGGATACGTCGTTGAATGAGGGTACGGGGGCCATCCACCTCTCCCGGATAAACCGGGATCCCCTTAGGTGGAGTCAGCCTCCCCGTAGCACCTCTTCGCAATGTACCAAAGGTCAAGAGCTTGATAGGAATTATGGGGTAATTCACCATCTGACTATCAACCAGGTAACAAAAGCGTTCACAAAAGACACCTCCGACTTTCGAAACCAAAGTCTTTGTTGGATGAACAGCAGAACCAATGACACCTATGCGACGACTATACTCGTCCATTTGATACTTTTCAAGAACTGCGATCAGATCATCACCGCAGATCTTGGCAAAGCGAGAATGCTCTGCAGCCCAACCATTAAGAATACACAGAATGGTGAAGCTACAGGGGGTTCCCATTGGAGAACCACGAAGCATAGTCAACTCAAGAGTGTCAGAATGTTCATCCCAACCCAAATCGATAAGGCGGCTGGATACCTGATTATGGAAGCGACGATCGTGAGAGACAGACTTCAAGAGGTCCTTGGGATGGTACACCACAACATGACGTGGTCCCATCACACCAAGAGATCTCCCAGCTGCCTCAACGATCGGCTCAGGAACATGAGCATCTCGCATTCCATCAAGTACTGCTCTAATAGCCTCGTGATGAAATCCATCGGTTGCCTTCTTGAGGTCGGCAGAGACCAAGCGTTCATAGGTTCCGAGAGCCAAGCTCTCGACCTCACGAAGCGCAAGTCCCTCGTCGACAACAGACAATCGAGGATCATCACGGACTGTTGGGAACAGAGCAGACCTGGCAAGATCACCTCCTGCAATCAGGTCCCCAGATGGTACGGTAACTACACGTGTCTTCCATCCGGATTCGGCTATGGCCGAGACTCGATGATAAACTGGGTCAGTACGCTTCATGAAACGTTCAGCGCCAGAGACAACGGCCTCTGCGTGAGCAATCCATGGCGTATCTACCGCAAGTTTATCAGGTCGAATCTCGTCTATATGCTCGCAAACACCGCGAGTCAATATAGATCTCCCTTTTGTGGCGCTATCGAGGGGTTTTGGTTTAGTGTCCTCTTTCAAATGTGCAAAGAGAGACATAAAATCCGAAATGGTTTCTTCACTTACATCCTTATGACGTTCGTCATTAATATAAGTGGTGAAACCCCCCTTGTGGCCGGAGAGCTCGAAGACCGAGTTGGATCCAGATTTGACACCAACCGCCTTAGAATAGGAACCTCGAG